GTAGTAACTACAAAGTTAAATACGAACCCACTCTCTATGTTCCTGTTCAAAAAGAAACAGGATGGAAAACATTGGAAGGCAAGAATGTCAGTCCAATGAAGTTCCTTTCTATCAAGGAAGCGAAAGAGTTTATATCAACTTATGAAAATCAACCACATCTAGTCTATGGGTTGACACAATTTCCCTATACCTATATCGCAGAAAAGTATCCTCAACAGATTCAGTTTGACAGCTCGCAAATGCGTATTGTCACAATTGATATTGAAGTGGAGTGTGAGAACGGTTTCCCCAATGCAGATCAGGCACTTGAACCTATGTTGTCTATCACCATCAAAAACCATGACACAGGACGTATCAAGGTTTGGGGTTTGCATGATTATGAAAATGACAGAGAAGATGTACAATACATTAAATGTCAAACTGAACGTGAACTTTTAGCTCAGTTTCTTGCATGGTGGGAAAGTGACCATCCAGACATTATCACTGGTTGGAATACTGAACGATTTGATATTCCATACCTTTGTAACCGTATCAAGTCTGTAATGGGTGAAGATGCCATGAGGCGTATGTCGCCTTGGGGAGTTGTTAATGCAAGAACTATTACTGGTTCTTATGGTAAGAAAGAACAAGTCTATGATATTATGGGTGTTGAAGATTTAGACTATCTTTTGTTGTATAGAAAACATACTTATGTTAGACAAGAATCTTATAGACTAGATCATATTGCTCATGTAGAACTTGGTGAACGTAAAGATGAAAATCCATATGAGACTTTTCGTGATTGGTACACAAAAGATTATCAGTCTTTTCTAGACTATAATATTCAAGACGTTGAACTAGTTGATAGACTAGATGATAAGATGAAACTTATTGACTTGCATTTGACTATGGCCTACGATGCAAAGGTAAATATTACAGATGCATTTACTTCTGTAAAATATTGGGATGTTCTCATATACAATCATCTTCTAAGTAAGAATATTGTTATTCCACAGAAAAAAAGTAGTGCAAGTAAAAGTGAAAAGTATGCTGGTGCATATGTCAAAGAACCACAGGTTGGACAACACAAGTGGGTTCTATCTTTTGACTTGAACTCTCTATATCCACATTTAATTATGCAGTATAATATTTCACCAGAAACTTTATTGTCTGATATTGTAAATGGTGTGGATGTTGATTCTATGTTGGATGGTAAAAGACTTCCTATTAACAAAGAAGATAATGTAACAATTACACCAAACGGTGCGATGTTTTCAAAACATCATCAAGGATTTCTTCCTGAGATGATGCAAACAATGTATGATGATCGTACCATATACAAGAAAAAGATGCTACAAGCAAAACAACAGTATGAAGATACCAAGGATGCTAAATATCTGAAAGACGTTTCAAGGTATAACAATATCCAGATGGCTCGTAAGATTTCTCTAAACTCTGCTTATGGTGCGATTGGTAATGAGTGGTTCAGATATTATGAACTCAAGATTGCAGAAGGTATTACTACTTCTGGACAATTATCAATTCGTTGGATTGAAAAGTCTCTGAATGTATATCTCAACAAACTGTTGAAAACTGAAGGAGAAGATTATGTTATTGCGTCAGATACGGATTCAGTATACATTACTTTTGACAAACTCGTTGATACGGTGCTTAAAAAGAGAACAGATGAGTCGGAAGATTCGTATCGTGGGAGGGCTGTGGACTTCCTTGATACTGTGGCAAAGGAGAAAATCGAACCTTTTATTGATAAGTCTTATCAAGCTCTTGCTTCGTATGTAAACGCATACGATCAAAAGATGCAGATGAAACGTGAAGTGATTGCCGACAAGGGAATCTGGACTGCAAAGAAGAGATACATCCTTAATGCGTGGGATGTTGAGGGTGTTCGATATAATGAACCATCTTTGAAAATCATGGGTATTGAGGCTGTCAAATCATCTACGCCTGCACCATGTCGTGACAAGATTAAAGAAACACTAAAGATTATTATGTCTGGTACAGAAAAGGACGTAAACAACTTTATCCAAGAGTTTCGTGAAGAGTTTATGAAATTATCACCAGAGGAGATTGCATTTCCTCGCTCTGTAAATGGTATTGGTAATTGGAGTGACAGTTCAAACATTTTCAAAAAAGGAACACCCATGCATATCAAAGGTGTTCTACTCTACAATCATTTTGTCCGTCAACAAAAGTTGACTAACAAGTATCCACTAATCCAAGAGGGTGAAAAGATTAAGTTTCTTAATATGCGTATTCCCAATCGTATGCAGTCTAACGTCATATCATTTATGACAAAGTTGCCAAAAGAACTTGACATTCACTCACATTTGGACTATGATACACAGTTTGAGAAGGCCTTTATAGAACCTCTCACTTTTATTATGAACCAGATTGGATGGAAGATTGACCGTTCTTATGGTACACAAACTACACTTGAGGACTTTTTTACATGAGTGATAAAACAGAAATAAATCCAGAACTATATGAATTGTTAAAAGAGTGTGCAGACACTACAGGACTTCCTGTGATGAACAAGTCACTATTCATCTCTACAACAGAAAAATATGGTAAGGAACTGTTTCGATCTACTCTTGCAGAATTTATCACAAGAGAAAAACCACCATATCCACTGAAACAATTTTCAGAACAGAAGGTGATAGAGAACTTTCGTAAGTTGGAGAAAGCGCCTTTCACTGACTACATCAACATCCCTACAAAAGAAGTAATAGAAAAATATGATGACTACAAATATGCATACAAAGATTTTGGACTAGGGTTTATTGAAGGCCCATCTAACTTCAACTATTGTGCAGATTCGTTTATGAACGATTTGCGTATGCGTTGTGGTTCTTATGGTTTCAAAGCACCAGTTACACGATGGGAAGATGGTGATAACATTTGGGGTGCATTTGGGCCTATTTGGAGAGGTGTCAACGATGCAAAAGAACTAACACCAAAAACCTATACAATGGCATTCCGACTTGGAACTTATATTGCAACACAGTTCAAACCTATTGTTGCAAAAACAATCTACGATATGACTCGTGCAAAGACTGTACTAGATACATCTATGGGTTGGGGTGATAGACTCACTGCATTCTATGCTTCTAACGCAACGCATTACATTGGTTGTGATCCTAATCCAAATACATTTGAGCGGTATCATAAAATGATTGCATTTTATGACCAGATTTATGACAAATCAAAAGGTAAGAAAACGGTTCAGATTTATCGTTGTGGTGCAGAAGATTTGCCTTGGGATAGAATCAATAATGTAGATTGTGCATTTACTTCACCGCCATACTTTTCAACAGAAAGATATAATGAAGGTGGAGAACATGAACAAGATCAATCTTGGGCTAAGTTTAATGAATACGAGGCATGGAGAGATGATTTCTATCTACCAGTTGCACAAAACAGTTTCGACTCTTTGAGTGACACTGGTGTTATGATGGTGAATATTCTAGACCCAAAAGTTCACGGTAAACGATACCGATCTGGTGATGAACTAGTAGATATGCTTCGTCCTAATTTTCTAGGACAGATTGGTATGAGAATTATGCAACGCCCACAAGGTGCGTCTGTATTCAAGGATGAAGAAGGTAACTTTGACAAGGACAAGATGGATGAGTTTATGAATAAACTCTACATGGAAAACGTCTGGTGTTTTGGTAAAGACACTTCAGTTGATTTGTTCAGAGATGTCAGAGTAAATACATTAGAGGAGTTTTTCACATGAGAATATTTGAAAACATAAAAATCACAGACGAGCAGTTACAACCGATTGTAGAATGGTGTGAGAACAACGAGGACTTTGCACCAGTTGTAACAAAGTATAATAAGAAGGGAAACTGGACTGCAATCTCTTTGAAAGGATATGGCTCTGATCCAAAAGAAATTGGAAAGGGTGGTGTTCTTGGAACAGAGAACAGTAACGAATTACAAGAAACGACACTATATAGTGAATTAAATATTGGTGCAATTTTAGAAAACATTCCAGCAGAGACAGATAGAGTTCGTCTAATGAGACTTGAAGCGGGAACTAAGATTGCAAAACATACTGACAAAGTAGACAAAGATATTAAAACAGGTAAAATTAAAAGACTACATATTCCTGTGATTACTGATGATAAGATTATTTTTCGATCATGGTTAGATGGTGGTATTGCAGAGTTTCATATGGCCAAAGGTGAGTGTTGGTGGTTGGATGTTGCAAAGGCACACGCTGTAGAAAATAATTCTGATATTGACAGAGTTCATCTAGTAGTCGATGTTATTAATAATGAGACAATAAATGAGACACTTAACCCTTAACGATTTTGATGAGGCATGGAAAGTATTCCATGATAATAAAGATTGGTTTCCTCATGTGAGGAAATCTCATGTGCGAGTTCGATTGAATCGAAGTCAGATTATTCTAGAGAATAATGTTCTGATAACATATCATCAGAATAAAAACAATAGAAAGGTTGGTAGGGATACTGATGTTTCTGTAACTTCTGGTTCGCACATGATACACCAAATTATCAATGCTACTAAAGGCAAAGGTAATGCAAAGAAAGTCATCAATGACTTTTTTAATTTTGTGGGAACAGATGTATATCTCACAGTAAGGGCAGAGAACACTGCCGCAAATAAGTTTTATGAAAAAGTTGGTATGGAACAAGTAGGATATATTAACTGGTCAGATGGTGAAATGCCAGGGCTTGTTTGGAAAAAGAGTATTGACAATGTTACTAAATGATGGTAGAATAGAATATATCATACCAAAAGAACCAGAATCTTATGAGGGATATCTTTATAAGATAACTGTGGTTGATACTGGTAAAAAATATATTGGTTACAGAAGTAAACCTTATGATGGAACTTATTACTTTTCCAGTGAATGTCCAATATTTGCTAAAGATTTATCTGAAGCAAATAAAATAATTTTTGAAATTTTAGATTATGGTTATAATATTGATATGGGATCAAAGGAGCGAAAAATGCTAGTTGAAGTGAATGCAAAAGATAATCCAGAATATTACAATAAAAGTAACGGTGGCGGTATTCATGCTATTGCATATACAACTGTCATGGATATATATGAGTCTATTAACAATGGAGACTTTGACAAATTTATTAAAGATGTTTTCATTAAAGAACTAATGACTTATGAAAGAATCCAAGTTCGTCTTATGGATGATGATAAACATAGAAAGATTATCACTGACAAAATTAATGATAATTATGGTGATTCTGATTATATTAAAAATACATTCTTAGTTCATGCACTAGAGGATTATGATGGGCCTGGAAAACACAAAATAATTAACGGTACACATACTAGAAATGGTATTTCAAAATCCAAGTATGGTAATTCTGCATATGTCAGAACTATGTTTATTCCTAAAGAAATTTGGAGTAGATATTCTGAAGAAGATATTCTTCATTTGGGATTAACTCTTAATCCTAGAAGTAAAAACGATAGAAAACAAACTGATGATGATGACTTGATCAAATCGTTTTTTGAACCTAGATTCAAAAAAGGTATTCAGATTGACTCTGCAACAAACAAAGAAATTTTGAGGAGTGAACCATTTTGGTATACTAGTCAACAGGTAACTGGATTAATAAAAAGGGCAAAAAGTATATCTAGTAAACAATCTTGGAATGGTAAAATTTGGATAAGTTGGCGTGATTCAGTTTGGCTTCCTAAATTAAATCAGATTGTAGAAGAACACAGAGACTCAAATACTTTTACTATGGCAATGAGTGGTGGTAATTTTAATTGGAACGATATTATGGCTTCAGTAGAACAAAACTGTGGTCTTCATAAAAAGAAGAGTGAACGAAAAGGTAACTTTATTCTTTATGTTCATTTCCCACCTCCTAATAATATTGATTATAAAAAGCAGTGGTTTGATAAAGTATTGCCAGCACACAAAGCCGAGATGGATTTGATATTTGGAGTTTTAGGAATTGATTATACTATTGAATATCTTCCAACCTTTGCTTCTGATGGTTCAAAAGGTAGTGCGAATGTTATTGATGAATAAAGAAAGGAGTTGTTATGACTGAAGAAAATCTACTACTTGATTACACACGATTTGTAGATGAAGTTACATCTGATGCATCAAAGAATCCAGAGGATTTTAGTGATGCACTAGATATTATAGAAGAACAAGGCGTTGCACCAGAGCGTATCCTTACTGCCGCACTTGGTATTTGTGCAGAAGGTGGTGAGTTTACAGAGGTTATCAAGAAGTGTGTATTCCAAGGCAAACCTATGGACGAACACGCACAGTATCACCTCAAACGTGAACTTGGTGATATCATGTGGTATGTTTCTCAGGCCTGTATCGCACTAGATACTAGTATAGAAGAAATAATTTACATGAATATAGAAAAGTTAGAAGCACGATACCCAGATGGTTTTGAGGCGTTTCGTTCTAATAACAGAAGTGAAGGAGATATATAAGTGGATTTTCTAAAAGATATTGCAAAGACAGCAGGCAATGAATATGCTGCTTTGGTGAGTGATGGTGTA